TGAAATAGACGACATGCTGAATATCTAAAAGTCTTTCCATTAAAAAGAAGTAAACTTCTCTACCCTCTTTAGTTCTAAATTTACCAGAACTGAAAAGATCATTTAGATCTTCTTGAATACGCATTAGTTCTGCAGCTTCAGAACGAACTATGTCGTGATCAAAGAACTGCATACCTTGTCATAAAGAATCTTCTTGTATTTAGGTACATCTATTGACAGAAAAGGTTCGTACTTTACTACCTTTCTTTTTAAATCTGGCCAGACCACTGGTTCTTTAATTTGTTTGTCGAACACTGGAACAAAATTAAGAACTTTATTTAGAATGACCAAGGATTCTAAACTCAACTGGCCAGAAAAATACTGTTTAAGTAACAATGGATGTCCACCATTTGTTTCAAATATTTTATCAAAGTTAGGCTCTTGACTTACAAGTTCTTCTATTTCATTTGCAAATCTAAAACTTAAACTTTGAACTTTGTTCTTCCATTCAGAATACACTCTGGAATTTTGGAGTGATATATTTCCTATCCAAAATTTATCATCATGAATAAAATGAGAAACAAAAAATTCTATGATAGTACTTGAGTCATATTTTAAAGCAAGTTTTTTAAAGAAATACTTATCGTTTCGTTTCTCAAAAGACGCAAGACTAGCCCTCGACTTCCCGTTAAACAGAAAGAAGTTGTATGTGTCTTTTGAGAAATGAAGTTTTAATGACAGGTAGATCTTGTAAACTTCAAACCCGTTCATATCAAAGAGGTAGTTTAGCGCGTGATGTTCGTTTCATGAAGCACAATCTTTGTGCATCATATTTCAATTTTTCCTTGAGAGTTTTAGAAAGTAACTTGGGTACACTTTCCAATTCAATCTCGTGATCATCGCAATAAATTAGTACCGCTTCGATATAGTTGAGTTGTCCATTACTGTCTTTAACAATCTTTTCAACTTCCAACGAGAATTTGGTTGGAGTCATAAATTTGTCATTTATAACTTCATTTAATGCCTCCCTGCTTTTACTCATTAGCTTGTTTCCATTCTTGTATATATTGACTAAGTTTTCTAATGTATTTTGATTTGTCATACTCTTCATAGACTTTGCATTCTCCATTTTCGCAGGCCATAATGATAACTAATTTTTTTGTTATAATCCCAGTGAGTTCATATAACATACAAGCATAACCAACTGCTTGCACAAAATAATCTTCAATCCATTCTCTAGGTTTTGGTTCTTTGGATGTTTTAAAGTCAATGATTGACAATTCAGGTATTCCAGATTCTCCAGTGTATTCTGCAATGCAGTCTACTGTACCTGCAACACCAAGTTTGAGACTATAGAGTGGTGTTTCTAGAGCATGAATGTTATTAATTCTGTCTAGATCCTTCTTTGCAAACTTAAAAAGGAATTGAGATAGTGGTTGTACCTCTGGAAGAGACTGATTTTTTAAATAGTATTCGACCAAAGTATGCATATCAGTTCCACGACTTGAAGCTTGCCGTGAAATTTTATTTGCTTTGTCGTGACCAACACGGTTGCGCCATTCTACTATACTTTGACGTTTTTGAAAACTGGTAACAGTTGTCATTGAAACCAGTTTTATGTCATCCTTTCCAGGAACTTCATAGTATCGCTTACCATCTATCTCAACTCGTTTGAGTTTAGGAGGTAACTCTATATTCACATGATTAAACATTAGAACCCAAGACTGATCTTACTAATTAGATAACTACGAATGAGACCAGAGCGTACAATATCTTCAATACCGAATTCTACCATACCAAATTCTTCCATGGTTTGAAGAATACTCATGAAGTTTAGAACTCCGTTCTTTTCATTCGTTCTTTGTAGGTCTGTTTGATTAACATCGCCACAGAATAAAATTTTACAATCTTCACCAACACGAGTGATGATTGAATCAAGTTCATGGAAGTTTAGGTTCTGACATTCATCTACAATGATAATTGCTTTATCTAGAGTAGTACCACGAATAAATGATGTTGACCAAAAACTAATAGTTCCTTGCGACTTAAGGTTACCATAGAGTGCCTCAAAAGAAGCATCATCAGGCATTTCAAACATGTACTTCACCATATTCTTATATGGAATTTGGTAAAGACTTGATTTGTCTTCATGGTCTCCAGGTAAGAAACCTATTTCTCTAGTTGCTACTAGAGAACGAACAACATATACCTTCTCATAGATAGAGTTTTCTTTAAGAATTTCTTGAAGGGCGAGATACAAAGCAACAAATGTTTTACCTGTGCCAGCTGCACCATAAAGGAATAAATTTTTATCATTATTCCAGTGTTCAAAAACTTTCTCTTGAGATGGAGTTAGTGGTTCAATCTTTACAAGATGATCACCATTGATTGGTTTTTTTTTCTTCAGTTGTCTAGATTTTAGATTTGCAAATGTTCCATCCTTAGTCACGTTCTTCGCAGCTCTTGCCATAGTTTTTAAATAGTAGAACCGTAATGGTTTTGTTTAATAGTCTTGAGTTTTTCCCGAACAGGAGATGGAACTTTATTCCTCCAATCTCCAACTTCACTCACCGCACTTGCAACACCAGCGGACCAATCTTTATCCCAATCAGGATTGTCTTTTCTCCACTGATCATACTCCGCCATTGACATGTAGAGTTCTTGTTTGTCGCCAGTAGTTTTATTAATTACAGGATATGTGGGCATTGTTCCTCCTTTTTATTTAGACCCATTCAGGTTTGCGTTGCGGCATACGAAGATAATTAGATGCAACCCAAGGTTTGGATGAGATATACATTTTGTAAGCAGTAAAAGTGTCGATGCTTGTGTCAAGTTTAAATTCATTTGGCATCGCACGAACAAATGGAGTTACTTTTGTAATTTTACCTTTGGGAAAGAGATAGTATGCTGCAAGAAGAGTATTATAACACGAATGTGTTCTATTGTAACGTACTGCATATTCGTCACATAGATTCATTCCATGTTTAATTAACCAGTATGCATTATGTATAGATTCTGCGGCCCATTGAGTGCAGGGGTGATTTCTAAATGCACCTTTCTCAGTTGCGTAAGGAGTACCATCCGATTTTGGCAAAGGGCCATAATTGTGATACCACTTGGATGCTACGATGGATAACATCTGACAGCACTCAAGTGGCATCTTTACAATATGTTTGTCTGGCAAAACTACTGCAGACTCTGCAGGGAACTCGTTAGTGACAAAAATGTTCATAGACTGGTGTTCTCTAATACCAGTCTACCTCAAATCCCCCTACCAGTCAAGGGCCTCTGCAACAGTTGGAAACTGTTCTTTAAAGATCACCTTACAGTCTTCGGCGATCTGCATGTGTTCTTTCTGAGTACCGTGAGCGGAACGCAAATTAATATAATGAATCCAAGAACGGCAAGAGCCTGTCATATAGATGCGGGTGGGAGTCGCCAAGGGAAGTACAAACCTAGCACATTCCTTTGCTACACCAGCATCAAGAAGTTTCTTATAGAGGGTCATAGACTCCTGAAAGTGATCATTAATCTGCAACCAGAGATCTTGTTTTAGATCTTGGGGAAGATCATCAGTAGAATTCTGACGGTTCTTAGTATCCTGACGACGAAGTTCGGGAACTGGAATCTCACCCAACAAAGATGAGTCTGCATATCTCTGAGAAAACTCTTGGAATGTAAACGAGCGGTGTCTCAGAATTTGAGCTGCAATACCACGATTGGTTTCAATTTCCAAAGTTAACGTGGACTGCTCAAATACAGACCAATGATTGTGCTTAATACAATAACGTAGCAAACCCGCATAGTTTTCATTATCTTGATTCGCTGGATTAGAAACTCTAGCAATATATGCCATTGTTTGTTCTGCATCTGGCGTCACCGAAATCAGTTTAACACAACTCATAAAATACCCTCAATTTTTCTTTTTATCTTTTGTCTTATTTGACCAAATTTTTGGATTAACCCGCCCTTCAGTTTGCTTGAATTTGATAAGTCCTTCTCTATATCTATCCCAATAGTAATCAAAAATTTCCACTTGTTTATTTGAGATTACTATATCATAGCAATACACTTCGTCATCCATATACTTTACAATATATGCGTTATAAGGAAGAGTCCTATCTTCTGATAGGACTGGATCACAGTTATGATGAAGAAGTATCATCAGCTACGGCCTCCCCATTTGATTTCTGGATACGCTTCTTCCACACATGCACGAGTAATTTTATATCTCTTACCAAGAGTTTTATCTTTTGTCATACAGATTACTTGGGCCTCATCTTCATGGAGTCCTTCAAGTAATTGAATAAACATATTCTCTCGTTGGGTTTGTTTAATTCCATCATTACCACCTCTCACAAAGTTGTATAGTTTTTTATACTCGTGAAAAAGAAGTGTGTGCGAAGTTCCCTCTGGAACATCATTGGGTGTGAATGGAACTTCACCGTCTGGAATCATGCTAACAACACTGTCATCAAAATTCCAGATAAGAACAGCCTGCAGGGCAGGACTCTTGAATCTGTGAAGCAAGTCAATCTTTTCTTTTTTAGTTTTTGCATTAGATACTTTCTGTAGAACCTCAGAGATAAGCATCTTTTCAACTGGTAAATTTGTAGCCATTTTAAAAATCCTCTATTTCATTCAGTAGTGATGTAAGTTTGTTATTCAGAAAATAATTAATTGTTATTTTCTTTTTTACGTTACTATTTAACGTTTCAAATTCCTCGATGATTTTGGTTTCTAGATCTTCGGGAATACAGCTAAGATCAATAAGACTTTTATTGCGTAGGTAGTTCTTTAATTGATCGTCTGTGCAAAAAGATTCTGGGTCTTGAGTAGTCCATTTTACCAAGTTCTTTTTGCTAATTGGTTTCTGTCTCTTGCCAGAAACGAATGTATCATCATCAGACAAGAAGTTTGGAATTCCATCACTTCTATCTCCTTTGATAATATGTTCAGTAAGATATTCCTTTGGGCTCTGAAACTTTACAAATTTTTTCAGAATAGGATTATACTGTTTAACACAGGGGTATTTACTGAGTTGAATAAAGTCTTTGTCTCCAGAGAGAATTAAAACTTTTTCAGGTTGATCTCCAGATTTTTGAAGTTTTATGTTGTTAATTGCAGTACGCTTAGACAAGATACTAATAATATCATCAGCTTCTGCACCATAAATCTCCATCACGATGTAGGGAAAATTTTCTCTGAGTTCGTCTCTGATCTTATTCAAGACCTCAAAAATTTTACCCCAGTCATGAGTGGACTTCTCTCGATCTTTTTTGCGATTCTGTTTATAGAATGGAAACTTTTCTTTTCTCCAATAAAATTTAGAATCATAGCAGAGAACTAGTTGACCATATTCTTCCGAAAACATTTTCTTATAATGTTTGATCGAATTAAGAACCATGTGTCGAACTAGATTCTCGTCTAAACCATCACTGACTTTGATTTGCATCATCAGATTGCTGATCATGCATTGATTCATATCAACGAGTATCATAAATTAGTCCTCTTCGTAGTCGTCCTCTTCCTCAATTAATCTTAGAGATAACAATTCTTCTTCAATAATATGTCCAGCATTATCAAACATTTCTGGGTGATATGTTAATTTTGCTGAAAAATAATTGTCGAAGTATTCATTGGCAAACCAACCAATCACAGTTCCCATTACGAAGCTTCCGAGACAGAATAAAAAACTGAAAAATAAAATGAAAACTACTGATGATAATTCTGTCATGGTCTTTCTCCGAGTGTACTAGTTTTCCTTAGATACTAATACCTCCACTCTAAATTTTTTCCTCAAGAATGAAAAGATACGAAAAAAGTGGAGGATATATGTCTTGTTTTCAGGCGTAACGCCTAAAGAACTACCTCCACTTATCATTACTTTTACATTATTATTTAGATACTTAGATGGTATTTGAGTCATCTAATTGACTTTAATAAGATAAAGTTGGAAGAAATAACTTTCGGGGGAGTTTTGAGTTTGTTTGGAAGTGATGAAAAATTGTTCTCCAAATTGTATTGATTGGATTGTATCAGCAAATCTAGAGACTCTAATGTTTTTTTGAGTCTCTTAGTTCCACTAAGTTTTTCATCATAGTTAATGATTCTGGATCCTTTACAGGATAGATTCTTTCCAATAAAAATTGTTACCTCATTAGATTTTATATTATAGAATACAAGATAGTTGGATCCTACAATTTCAACCTTTGGGGGAGGGACGTATTCTTTCCCCCCTATTGTAACAGAGGATTCCAAAATATTCAAGCCCTTGACCAGTTTCTCGGGTGGTTGTGGCTTGCTTTTACGAACCACCTTTTTAGTTTCCTTATATGTAGATGCATCATCAATAATATCCGACAACATCTGTTTGAATTCTCTCAATTCTGGTTTTCTAAAACTAGAATATGCTTCCTTCAGAACTGGATCTTCTCCAGACAACGCACCTTCAACTTCCACTAATTGAAGTTTTAAATTAGAAATACCTTCTGACAAAAAATCGTTGATAGTTTTCCTATCAACATTCTCGGATTGAAGATACTTCAGAAAACTTGCTTTGGGCTTCTTTCTAGTTAAAGCATATTCGTCAACGAGAGTTTCTACAAAGTAGCAAATCTCATTTACTTTTTTCATACCAAATTGTTCTCCTTCAAATACTTGATGATTTCAGTACAACCACCGATGTGTTGATCATTTACTATGACTTGTGGAAAAGTAGAACCTTGTCCAAATTCAGAATAAAATTCTTCTCTGGTAAATTCTCTATCTAACGAATACACAACAAAGTCCGTTTGAATTAATTCAAGAACTTGTTTAACTTTTGAGCAATAAGGACAATTGTCCTTAGAATAAACTGTGAATTTCATGTCTTAGTTCAAACGATCTATCTATACTATTTGCAGTAAAGTCTTGTGCATGTAGTTTTCTACCCAAGTAAATTGCACCTTTTCTTGGGTTTGATTTTCCACAGGTAAAAATATCACACACTGCAGTTTGTTTTTCTGGCCATGTGTGAATACTTATATGAGATTCTGCAAGTAGTGTTACTGCTGTCACTCCCTGTGGTTCAAATTTATGTGTTACTGTTTTTAAAAAAGTTGCACCCATGTGTTCAGTAGCTTCCCATAATATTTTTCTGATGTAATCTTCATCATTTAATAGGGTTGACTGACAACCATAGAGGGTAAACACAATATGTTTCATTTAGTCTGGTGCAAAATTGTATATTATTTATTGGAATCTAATTTCTTGATTGCGAATATATTACTCTTATAGTAACGACGTTTCTCTTTGATCATTTTCTTAATCAAATTAAACTGGGCCATTTCTACTGCACGTTGTTCTTTAGTTTTTGAAACTGGTTCTTCATCAAGAATTTCTTGAGACTCAATATCAATTGTGGTTTCTTCCATTGTGTTCATTGTGCGATTGAGTATCCATTGTACCAGATTGAACTGGTTTACACAATGGCCTGTACAGTTGAGGCCAAGTGTCTCGAATAATTTCTGCAAGTTTGTATGGTGTGTCTTCAGTAATCATGATGCATTGTTTCTTCTGGGACGATATACATATCTGTTTGTTGGAGATGGTGGTTTCATCCACTCACTGATTCTATCAAATCTATTTTCACAATAAAAATCTTGTTGGACATACCATAACTTCCAGTGATCATGTCCCTTAGATTGATTACATGATTTGCAACAACACACTACATTATCTGTAGTGTCTGGTCCACCTTTTGATTGTGGAACAATGTGATCTATTGTCAGATCTTCATCAGATCCACAATAAGCACATGCATAATCCCAACTTTCTTTTACTTGTTTTCTCCATAGTCGTTTTGCTTCCATTGAACTTGTTACTTGAAGATTATAAAGATAATCTTGAGGCGACTGGAGTGGGCGCATAACTCTTTGCGACTTGCAAATATTTAGTTTTATTAAACATAAAAAAAGACCCCCCGAAGGAGGTCTTAAAACTATACAGTTTTATCAACCGATAGATGGTGCAGTTAGAGCAACAGGAGTTGATTCAACACTTGCAAGATCCAGAGGGAAGTTGTGAGCGTTACGCTCGTGCATCACTTCAAAACCGAGGTTGGCACGGTTGAGGATGTCTGCCCAAGTGTTAATGACACGGTTTTGTGAATCAACAAGCGACTGGTTGAAGTTGAATCCGTTGAGGTTGAACGCCATTGTTGAAACGCCCAAGGCAGCAAACCAGATACCGACAACAGGCCAAGCAGCAAGGAAAAAGTGTAGCGAACGAGAGTTGTTGAACGAAGCGTATTGAAAGATTAGACGACCGAAGTAACCATGAGCAGCTACGATGTTGTATGTTTCTTCTTCTTGTCCGAACTTATATCCGTAGTTCTGTGACTCATTCTCTGTTGTCTCACGTACAAGACTAGATGTGACAAGAGATCCGTGCATAGCAGAGAAAAGAGAACCACCGAAGACACCAGCAACTCCCAGCATGTGGAAAGGATGCATGAGAATGTTGTGTTCTGCCTGGAAAACAAGCATGTAGTTGAAAGTTCCCGAAATCCCCAAAGGCATTGCATCAGAGAAGGATCCTTGACCGAAGGGATAGACCAGAAAAACTGCAGAAGCAGCAGCAACGGGTGCGCTGTAAGCAACACAAATCCAAGGACGCATACCAAGTCGGTAAGAAAGTTCCCATTCACGACCCATGTAAGCATAGATACCGATTAGAAAGTGGAAGACGACCAGTTGAAAAGGTCCACCATTATATAGCCATTCATCCAGAGAAGCAGCTTCCCAGATAGGATAGAAGTGTAGTCCAATTGCGTTGGACGAAGGAACGACAGCACCAGAGATGATGTTGTTGCCCCACATTAGAGAACCAGAAACAGGTTCACGAATACCATCAATGTCCACAGGGGGAGCACCGATAAAGGCGATAATAAAACAAGTGGCCGCAGCGAGAAGAGTTGGGATCATCAGTACACCGAACCAACCAACATAAAGTCGGTTGTCGGTAGAAGTGACCCACTTACAGAACTGTTCCCATTGCGACTCTTGCTGTTGACGAGCGAGAGTTGCAGTCATGGTTAATACTCCGAGTAATTGGGGGAATGTATTGTTAAGGAATGTTTCCATTCCTTAACACTTATTTATAATACCACGGTTTCCCGAACCTGTCAAGTCCAAAAAAAATCCCCCTTTCGGGGGGAAGGTGGTCACCAAACACCAGGAATAATCTGCCCAGTCGTAAGATAAGTGCCAACAGCAACGACGAAACCGAGCATTGCTAAACGAGCGTTGAGGATCTCTGCCTCAGGGGTGAATCCGAATTTCATAGTTGTTCTCCTTATTTGACTTTAGAGTAGATAGAAGTGTCACCGTAATCACGGTGAAGTTTGTAACCAACAACCGCTCCCTTTGTATTCATGAGTGAAGGCATGAAAACGATTGTAAAGAAAACTACTGGTGCTCCAATAAAAATGGCAGCAACAAT